TATATAAATATTATACTTTTATTACTTGATCAAGTGTTATAGGTTCTTTATTCGCAAATAATAAATATACGCTTTTTTTATTAAATATACTATTACATCCATTACACTTAAATTGGTATTCGTTAATTTCAATAAATTTACCGACTAAATTTGGAATTTTACCTGATTTTTTACACACCGGACAATCATAATTTACTCCATTTTGTTCTTTAATTTTGGATAAATATAAACCCATTTTTATTATATAAATTGTAGTATCTTTAAATACTTATTAAAATATTCATATAGTATATAATGCAGGAAGCACAACCTTGGGATAACCAACCAAATTTACAAGAAGCACAACAAATGCAACAAGCATATCAAGGAGAACAACCAATATACGAAGATCCAGAAGATAAGCCAAGAGGGGGAAGAAAAGGAAGAAGATCTAGAAAAACAAGAAAATCTAAAAGATCTAAAAGATCTAAAAGACACAGAAAAACAAGAAAATCAAAGAGAAGAAAATTAAGAAGATAAAACTGCACTTTTTTTATTTCTCTTTGATCTTCTTCTTTTTTTAGTTTCATCTGTAGACTTAGATTCTGAAGAAATGTCAGATTCTCTTGTAGTTTCAGATTCTTCTACAGATTTTCTAGTTGTTTCTTCCGCAGGTTTTACTTCTTCTGAAGTTATAAATTCCTCAACTTTAAGTTCTTCAGTTTTTGGTTCTTGTGTTTTAAACTCTTCAACTAGTATTTCTTCAACTTTTGGTTCTTCAACCTTAAACTCTTCAACTAGTGTTTCTTCAACTTTTGGTTCTTCCATTTTAGGTTTTGATTGAAATAATCCCATTTATTAATAATATATATTACATTTTTAAGTATATATTATTTTAAATATTTAAACATCAAAACTATAAAAATCAGTTGTGACATTTCGTGTAGCATATGATAGAGCTGGATCTTGTGGAGTTGCGTCTGGAATTGTAACCGGCTTGTATCTTAAGTGTTCAGGTTTTAAACAAAAAGCATAACTACAATTATCAAAAAATAATGTATTTTGTAATAAATAATTATCAACCATTTGATAACGCATTGCTACCATTTGACATCCAGCATCTCTTGCTAAAATTCCATTTGGATTTACTGGATTACTTCCACTATCTGGAAAAACAATTGACATATTTCTTTTATTGTATTCTCTCAATTCTTCTAAATCGGGATTATTTTTAACATCATAATAATTATATGCTCTCATAAATATAGAGTTGCTTGTCATATTTACATACTCCATTAAATCCTTATTTTCTAAAAATGCGATATTGCTTCTGTCAAAAATAATTATTACCTTATTAATAAAACTTAGCAAAGGCTCACCTCCTACATTGTGTCCAAAAGTTTCATAACTATACTCTTTTCCTAATAATAATGTGTCATACGATTTAAAAAGTGTTGCTAAATTAGAATACATTTCTTGATTATTAGACATAAACCTTACGTGAATAACTATTGGATCTGTAAAATTTGGAGCTGTACTACCAGAAAAAGCATAATTTTTAATTGTACTCATAACTTCACTAAAACTTACAGAGTTATATGTTTCTTTAATATAATAATTGTCAACTGTACTTGTCGCTACAACCGGCTCGTTATCAATTGAATATACTTCAAAATCCAAACCTCTTACACCTTGTTTTAAAACCGCTTTTAAGTTACATATATCAACGACATCATTTTTGTATGAACCGCCTGAGCAAGCGTTGTATGCTGTCTTAAAATAATATTCATTTAAATTATAACCACAATCAGGGTCGCTATCACTTATTGAACGTATATTTCCATTCAATGAACCATATATGTCTTCCATAAAAGAACATTCCTTACTTTGTAGCTTTGTTAAATATATAATGTATGCAATCATCAAAATAACAATAAATAAAATAAAGCCTAAAATTATATTAGAAATAAAATCTTCTTTCATATTTGTTATACTACTTAAAGCATCATTTATCGGATTTTTTGCTGTTTCAGACATACTTAATATAATATATTATTTTTTAATTTTTAATTTTTAATAAACATTAGAAATAATTAAATTATATTATGATAGTTATAATTGATTTAGAATTAAATAACTATATATATTAATAAAAAATCATGGCAGGAGGATTAATGAACTTGGTCTCAGAAGGACAACAAAACATAATATTAAACGGCAATCCACAAAAAACGTTTTTCAAGGCTGTTTACCAAAAATATACAAATTTTGGACTGCAAAAATTTCGTGTGGACTTTGAAGGCGCACGAACATTACGTCTCACAGAAGAATCAACATTTAATTTTAAAATCCCAAGATATGCTGATCTTCTTATGGACTGTTATGTTTCAGTAAGATTACCAAATATATGGTCACCAATATTTCCACCCCAAACAGTAACAAACTCAGACGGTAGTTTTACTTATACAAATTGGGCATCATACGGTTTTAAATGGATTAATGATTTAGGAGCACAAATGATAACCCAAATAAAAATAACGTGTGGAAACCAAACACTTCAACAATATTCAGGTCAATATTTATTGGCAGCAGCACGAAGAGATTTAAGTGGAACAAAAAAAACTTTGTTTGACCAAATGATAGGAGATAAAACTGAATTAACTGATCCAGCAAACTCGGGAGCACGTGTGAATTCTTATCCAAATGCGTTTTATACAACAAACCCAGCAGGCGCGGAACCCTCTATTCGAGAAGATACATTATACATTCCTTTAGGAGCTTGGTTTAATGCTAAAAGTCAACAAGCGTTTCCTTTAGTAGCACTACAATATAATGAATTACAAATATCAATAACATTTCGACCAATATGTGAATTATTTACAATACGAGATGTGATGGATTATACAAATAATTTTCCATATATAGCGCCAAATTTTAATCAATATTATCAACAATTTTATAGATTTCTTCAACCTCCACCTGATATTCCCTTAGGTCCAACATCGTATGTTGATACAAGAACAATTTGGAATGCTGATATACATTTGAATTGTACATATTGTTTTCTTTCAAATGATGAAGTTAAAATATTTGCTAAAAATGAACAAAAATATTTAATAAAACAAGTTCACGAAAATGTGTTTTATAATGTAACAGGTGCTAATAAAATTCAATTAGATTCTTTAGGATTAGTTTCCAGTTGGATGTGGTATTTTCAAAGAAGTGATGCTAATTTAAGAAATCAATGGTCAAATTATACTAATTGGCCTTATGGTTACATTCCAAATGATTTAGAATTAGCGCCTACTGATGGAACATATCCTAATCCTGATCCTGATACAACTGTTCCACCATTACCAGCTTTTCTTGGACCAGGATTAAATCCGTTGGGAACTTTAAGTGGATTATTTATTACTGGAGATTATAGTATGCAGAATAATAAGCACATATTAATTGCTCTTGGTATTCTTTTAGATGGACAATACAGAGAGAATATTCAGCCAGCATATGTTTATGAATATGTTGAAAAATATTTTAGAACTCCAAGTTATACTCTTGTAGATGGATTATATTGTTATAATTTTTGTTTAAATTCTGATGCTTCTGAGATTCAACCATCAGGTGCGATAAATATGAATCGTTTCAATCAAGTAGAGCTCGAGTTTACGACTTATATTCCACAATTAGATCCGCTAGCCCAAGTTTTAACTATTTGTGACCCTGATACAGGTGATATTATTGGTATTAATAAACCAACCTGGCGCATATACGATTATAATTACAATTTAATATTCTTTGAAGAAAGGATAAATTTGGTAACATTTATTGGTGGCAATGCTGGGTTACAATATGCTACTTAGATATAAAAAAAGTTTAAATAATGTAAATATTTTAATATTTAAATATTTTATTTTTTGTAATGACCCTTTTTACAACAATCATTACAAAAAGTTCGAAATTTTTTTTCTTCATCTACAACAAAAACAAATTCACAATGCTGACAAATTTTTGAAATTGTTTTTTTATGATGGTGACCATTTTTACAACATTCTTTACAAAAAGTTCGCCATTTATTTTCTTCATTTACATCAAACTCACCATCACAATGCTTACATTTTTTTGTAGTTATTTTATTTATAAAATTAAAATTACATTTAAGACATCGCATAGTTTTATTTTTTAAAATATCAACATTTTTACAATCAATACATTTAATTATATTTTCTTCACAATTATCACAATACAGATGGTTTGATTGAATTTTATTAATAAAATCTTCAGGACACATTTTACATTTGTTTAGTTTATATATTTTATGGCATTCTTTACAGAATTCATTTTTTATAAAACACGATTTTTTATCACATCCTAAACACTCTTTCATTTTAATGTTTTTAATTTTTTCATTAGTTTCTTTTTTTTCCTTTCTTTGTTCATTTTTAGAACAATTTGAACAAATTTGAATCTCGCAATCTCTTGTATTATATATAATACATTTTTCACAAAGAACACATTTTCTTGATTCATATACTTTTGTTCCATAAGGTTTATTCAAACTTTTTATTTCCCTTTCCAAAATTTTCATATTTTTTTCCTCTTCTTTTCTTAGTTTTTCCTCTTCTTTTCTTAGTTTTTTCATAGCTCTTTGATTTTTATAAAATCCTTGAGGCTTGCCTTCTTTTCTTTCTTTTTCATTTTCCATATGTTCTTTAAATTTAGGATCGGATGGACTTATAAGTCCATACAGTTCATTACAATCGCTGCCAATATTAATAGTTATACCAGAATATTTATTACAAAATCTATGTACGTATAATATATTTGTATTACATACACACGTGTGCTCTGTAATATCTTCACCTTCATGAAAACCAGTAGATTCAAAATCACTATCTCCAATTGGATCATTAAATGATATTTTTATATCTTTTACTGATTTAAATTCAATTATTTTGTATTCTGGATATGTTAATAATAATATAAAGGCTAAATTATCACATTTTTTTGGTTTTTTTTCGTATTTTCTCATAAAGAATTTTTTAAATCGGTCAAGATAAAATTCATATGTTTTTAATACTGACAATGATGCTACATCTCTTGAATTCTGTGCTATTTTACTAAGTTCAATAACAAAATTTTTAAAATCAATATCATTTATTTGTATAGTTGTTTCATATAGTTTACCTTTAATAAGATTAGATTCTTCCATTAATTCAAATTATTAACATTTTAATAATAATAATTTATTTCAATTTTAATTTTAATTTTAAATATTTTAAAACTAAAAAACCTTAAAGATATAATTATTTAAGTTACTTTTCCAATATATATTCTAAAAGTGCAAAAAAGTGTCTGGGAAAGTCAAAGGTAAAAGTGATTTTGGACATTTATAAATGTCCATTTTTGAAAAGAGGCTTAAGACTTTTGTGAAAAGTGTGTTTTTGCTGCATAATGAAAAATTAGCGTCTCACGACAATTTACAAATTTTTTATTTTGTTAGCATAATTTTTTTTAAAATATTAATTAATATTATTAATATTTAAAATTATTCTCTTTAGGAAATATATGGAAATAAAAAAAAACGAGAAAAACGAGCAATCATATATTTGTATAAAGTGTGACTATAAATGCTCTTATTTATCGGATTGGAATAGACATACAACCACACGCAAACATATAATTAGTCAAAATGGAAATAATTTGGAAATAAATGGAACAAAATTTGTCGAGAAAAATAATAATGAATTTCATCCGTGTGAAGTTTGTAAAAAAGAATATAAAACACAGTCTGGATTATGGAAACATAAGAAAAAATGTATTGAAACTGTTATTTTTGACACATCTTATAATGAAATTAAAGTATTAACTGATCTTGTGCTAGAAGTTGTCAAGCAAAATCAGGAATTAATTTGTCAAAATAATGAGTTTCAAAAACAAAATCAAGAATTACAAAAAAATGTTATTGAAGTAATCAAAAATGGTACAAATAATACAAATAATACAACTAATATAAACTCAAATAATAAATCATTTAATCTTCAGCTTTTTTTAAACGAAACTTGTAAAGACGCAATGAATATTATGGATTTTGTTGATTCAATAAAAATTCAACTTTGTGACATAGAAAGTATTGGCGAATTAGGATTTGTTAACGGAATGTCTAAGCTTATTATTAAGAATTTGAATGCTTTAGCAGAAAATATGAGACCTGTTCATTGTAACGATCCAAAAAGAGATTCCTTATACGTTAAAGATGCTAATGTTTGGGAAAAAGAAGACACAGATAATAAGAAAATAAAAAAGGCAATCAAATATATTTCTCATAAGAATATTTGCGCGATTCCTGAATGGAAAGCAAAGTACCCTGACTGTATTTATAGTCATTCCAAAAAAAGCGATCAGTATAATCATATTG